TATATCAAGCAAATTTTAGAATAGATAAAGAAATTAATATAGCTTCTTGTATAGCCAAAATCATAGAAGTTTTAAAATAGATGTAATATCCTTGAGTTTTCTATATATTTATAATCAACATTGACAACTAAATAATGCTATTATGATTATATATATGACTACTAATAATATAAACGGAAAAAAATATATTGGAAAAGATGTAAAAAATAACCCAAAATATTTAGGGAGTGGGTTTGATTTACAAAAAGCTATTAAAAAATATGGAAAAGAAAATTTCACTAAAATAATTTTGGAAACCTGCTCTAACAAAGAAGAACTTTGGAAGCGAGAAGAATACTGGCTTACATTACATAACGCTAAATCCAACCCAGAATTTTATAATAGAACTAACAAAGCTTATGGAGCATGGGAAAATAGAGAATATGCTCCTTTATCTATTGAAACAAAAAATAAAATGTCAAGATCCCACAAAAATATACCATTAAGTGAATCCCATAAAAAATCTATTAGCCAATCTATGAAAGGGCACTCCAAATCAAAAGAATGGAAATCCAATCTTAGTAAAGCATCTTCAAATTCATTTGGAAGACCCATACTCCAAAAAGATCTTGAAGGAAATTTAATCCAAGAATGGAACACCGCAAAAGAAGCATCAAATTCACTCAATATTAACTACACAGCGATTAACAATTGTTGTAGATTTAATGAAAAAAACATGTCCCCTAAAAGAAGTAACAATAAGTTAGGAAAATATACTTCTTCTTCATATATTTGGGAATATAAAAAAATATGAAACATTTCCTCAAATACACTCTTTCGTGGGTGTCTCAAAATCTATCCGTACCTTTTTGGACAATAGGTCATATACATTTAATGACATCAATTTATGCTGACATACATGAAATATTAATGTCACTTGGAATGAACATAATAGTAGCAACAGGATTCATAGTTGATTTTATAGAATATAGAAAAGAAAAAGTAAACAATAAAAATAAATAAAATGGAAAAACCACAATTAAACATTGATTTTACTAACACAACATCTGTTGAGGGATTTGATGGAGGTAAATTATTTGGACAAGCAGTCATTATCCGTAAAATATCCAAGTTCATAGTTGGAGCAGACGAGGACATGCTTATTCCAATCCCAGTATTTTATGATTTAGAAAGTAAAAAAATCTTACCTGACTCACTTCCAAAAGAACTTAGAGACGAATACAAAGATATTACTTTAGATGCCTAAAAAACAGATAAAAGATATTTGGGGGTGGTTGAATGAAATCACCCTCTATAAAACCCCCATTGAAAATATTTCAGATGATTCGTGGGACAAATGGAACTCCTATATGATACATCGATATGTATCTATGAATATAAACTATATTGAAATAGCAAATTATATTCAAACTATACCCTACGAAAACAAACAACAAATATATCAAATTTATAGAGAGATGATTCCAAAACAAAAAACGTTCTTGAAATATATTAAGTCAAGAACCAAAAGACAACCTGCTACATTGGTAGAGTATGTAGCAAAACATTTTGAATGTAGCTTAGGTGAAGCAGAAGAATATATTGACATACTCCGTGAAAATGGAACTAGAAGAGTTCTATATGACATGGGAGTAGAAGACAAAGAAATAGACAAGTTATTAAAAAATGAATAGAGAAATTAAGGTTACAGACTCAGTTGTAGATTCAATTATTGACCAATTTGTTGAAAGAGCAACATTTGGTAAAACAAAATATGGAGTTGATTTAGATCGTGAAGATTTAAGTATTTTAGAGTGGATTGAGCATGCTAAACAAGAACATATGGATGCGATTTTATATTTAGAAAAATTGAAAAAAATTGTAGAGACAAAAGGTCATAATATTTATAATAAAATACTCAAATGAACAAAGAAACATTACGTATGCAAATGCTTTCAGGTGTAATCACTGAAGGACAATATAAAGCTAAATTAGAAGAAAATATTCATGATCTAACCCCATCCCATAAAGGATCCCATAGTACAGGTAGACCCGACTTTAATAAAATGACTGCCGATGAAATAGAAGATTATCTTGAGAAAGATAAAGATAATCCTGGCGGTTTATATGGTAGATCGTTATCTATTGTTAAACATATCTTGGATAAAAAACGAAAAGAAGAAACTGAAAAAGAATCTCTTAACGAACATTACATTGCTGGTGGAATTGTTGGAGTTGGAGCAATTAATAATCCGTTTGAAGGACGTAAAAAAGAATCATACGAAGATGCCTTTGAACATTTCTTAGGTCAAAAATATGCTTTAAATGAAGAAGAAGATGTTGAAGAAGGTAAAGAAGTTGAAGAACCATCTTTATATGAAGAAAAATTAACTGAAAACGCTGGAACTAGTATAGATAATTTTATTAATTCATTTGATTTTTCTCAAAAAGGAAATGATGAATTGATAGACTTTGCTCATAGATTATTAAATAGGAATGTATCTTCTGAAGAATTTGAAAAACTTAAAAGTTACTTTGGAAACGACTTAGAATTTTTTAATTTTGTAAGTGATCCAAGTAAAGGAGTAAAAGCTATTGCTCAACAAATTTACCAAAAACTTAAACAAGGAGTTGGAAATACTGGAAAAATAGAAACTTGGGCAACAGACCCAATGGCATTACAATCTTTACAAGACAAACTAAAATAACATGAACCCAAGAGATACAGTCAAATTAGACATACCTCTATTTATTCGTTTACTCGAATATGCTAGAGAGGATGCAAAAGACGATATGGATCTGCACCGTGTAGCAGAAAACGCAATTGACTTATCTCGTTTAGGTGGAACATTAGGGATGATCGATTACGAAAACATAATCGGACCTCAAGAAAACATTGAAGAAATTAAACGTTGGCAATTAAGAGCCGGAATTATAAAATAAGATGAAATGAAAGATTCAAAATTAAGACAATTAGTTAAAGAAAGTATTGGAAGTATGTTAAGATCAAAAATGAACTTAACAGCTGAAGATTTTTTATCTCTACCAGATTCCACAAGCGATGAAGCAAAATTAGAAGCCTTTAAAAAAGCTTATTCTAGAGGCAATACAGACAGCCAAACTAGCTTAAAAAATCTTTTAAACCAAGAACCTTACACACAATTGAAATCGTTTGTTGATATGTCAGACTCAGCTAAATCTGATAAAGTATCTATTAACGTTAACCCTAACAGACAATTTGGAATTAGATCCATAAATGAAGAACAACTTAGAATGCAGTTTTTAGCTGGCATCATTACTGAAGCTGAATACAAAGCACAGTTAGATGAAGGTCTAAAAGATATTACTGCTGGTGTTCTTATAGCACTTAGTAGTTTATTAGGCGGAAAATCAATAGCTCAAGAAATTGCTCCTATCAATGATTTTAGACCACCAACAAAATATGAATTTACTCTGGCTCAATCTTTGAAAAAGGGTTTAGAAAATGAAAGTACTTTTAAACGAACTGATACACTATTAAATACAGCTGTTGAAAAAATAGGTGGTGATGACTTAGCAGATGATTTTGAACAACTTATTGTTACTAGCTACTACGATGAGGAAGGTAATCGGATAGGAAAAGATATGCGCCAAAAAAGTAGAAAAGATGGTGTTGATACAGAAAATCAATATACTGATGTCAAAAAAGGGTCTGCCGAATATATTACACTAGATTATAAAAAAATTGGGGATCAGGTTGATACTTCTAACAAAGAAGTTGGAGAATTACAAAATGAAATTGATCAATTTTTAGAAAATATGAAATTAGAAATCCAAGCTGGAAAAACAGTTCCTGAGATGGAAAAAAACTATCTGGTTAAAATAGATCAATTAGCAGACAAAATAGATAAACTCCAAAAAAAATACCCACGATTAATGTTTAATGATTTGATGAATAAACAGTTGAATCAAGACTACACTAACGCGGATTTATTAATCGATGTTCTTAATAAATTTTTGGATGCTTCTAGAGAAAAAGAAGATTTAAACAAGGTGAAAACGCCAAAATTAAGTTTTGGGGTAAATACTCCCGAACTTGGGTATCGAGGGTAAACAAAAACGTAATAGAGCAAATCTAACTAAGCGTATTAAATTAAAAAAATGGCAAAAGCAAGAAAAGAAGGTAAACAAAAACGTAATAGAGCAAATCTAGCTAAGCGTATTAAATTAATTGATAAAAATACCCAATTACTAAATAAATTTAAAGAGACGGCTTAGGACCGTTTGCTGGTTACAGCAAGAGAATGTTTTAATCGCAACCAAAAACATTTTCAAAAAAACAGAAGAGCTTGCCTTTGGCAGGCTTTTTTTGTATCTTTATACAATGAAAAAAAAGGTACCATCTATATTAAAGGAAATTAAGGAAAAAACTTTACCTCAAATTGACTACGCAACCCAAAAATCAATTTCCTACTCTCAACTTTCCATGTTCAATGATTGTCCTAAAAAATGGTCTTTACAATATAAAGAAGGATTTAAACAATTTACCTCCTCCATTCACACAGTTTTTGGAACAGCATTCCATGAAACACTCCAGCATTACTTAACAGTATATTACGAGCAAAGCGGAGCAGAAGCAGATAGAATTAACACATCTGAAATGCTAGAGGAAAAACTAAGAGAAGAATATAAAAAACAATACAAAGAAAACAAAAACCAACATTTTGTATCTCCAGAAGAACTTAGAGAATTTTACGAAGATGGAGTTGAAATCATAAGAGAACTATCTAAAGATAAAAACAAATATTTTGGTAAACGAGGATGGTACTTAGTGGGATGTGAAATACCTATTATACTAACACCACATTCAAAATACCAAAATGTATTACTTCAAGGATTCATTGACGTTGTTTTATACCACGAACCAACAAATAAAATTAGAATTATAGATATCAAAACATCATATAACGGTTGGAACAAAAAACAAAAAGCAGATGAAAATAAACAATTTCAACTTATAGCATACAAAAAGTATTTCTCCGAAATTTACAATATACCTTTAGAAAACATTGAAGTTGAATTTTTAATTGTAAAACGTAAAATATTTGAAAGTGAAGATTTTGTCATCAAACGTGTTCAAATCCATAAACCAGCAGCAGGTAAAGTAAAATTAAATAGAGTAACAAAATCAATAGAAGAATTTATAGAACAAGCATTTGATTGGAATGGTTTTAAACAAGTAGAACACCAACCTAAAATAAATGGTAATTGCAAGTATTGTCCTTTCTATAAAACCCACTTATGCTCTGCGACCTACTAATATACCGCCATATGTATATACGATAACATAAAATTAAAAACATATGAGTGATAAAACACAACAATTAACCTCCGTAAAAATTGATACGGAATTATTCGACAAATTTAAAATTGAATGTATAAAGCGTAAATTCTCGTTTCAAAAACTAAGTGAAAGAGCAATCCACCTTTATTTAACAGACGAGGAATTTAGAAAAAAAGTTCACAACCACAACGACCTAAGCTTGGAAAATCAAGATTAAATAGTTATATTAAATAAAAATAAAGTTATATATGGAAAAATTCGGTTATTTACCTCAAAACGAGAGGAAAAAAATTCTATTAATTTGCGACGATATTAGAGTACACTCGGGTGTAGCAACAGTAGCACGTGAATTAGTTTTAAACACAGCTCAACATTTTAATTGGGTAAATATAGCGGGAGCAATTAATCACCCCGAAGTTGGAAAACGATTTGATCTATCAGCGGATACAAATACAAACACAGGCCTAACAGATTCATCTGTTTTCTTGTATCCAACAAATGGTTACGGTGATGCGGATTTAATTAGACATTTAATTGATTTGGAAAAACCAGATGCAATTATGTTAATTACAGATCCAAGATATTTTGAGTGGTTATTTATGATTGAAAACGAGATCAGAAGACAAATGCCAATCATTTATTTGAACATCTGGGATGATTATCCGGCACCGTTGTATAACAAAGCATTTTACGAGTCGTGTGATGCGTTACTAGCAATTTCAAAACAAACAAAGTTAATAAATGAACTTGTATTGGGTGAAAAGGCAAAAACAAAAGTAATAGAGTACGTTCCACATGGTTTAAATGAAAATCATTTTTACCCGATTGAAAAAGCAGACGAACTAACAGAGTTAGAAGCATTTAAGAAAACTTTATTTTCAGGGCAGGAAAAAGATTTTGTAGTATTTTTTAATTCAAGAAATATTAGACGTAAGCAAATTCCGGATACAATGCTTGCGTTTAGGTATTTTTTAGATACATTGCCAAAAGAAAAAGCACAAAAATGTGCTATGGTACTACATACCGAAGTGGTAAGTGAGCATGGAACGGATTTAGAGGCGGTTAGAAAAATATTGTTCCAAGATTACCCAAATGCAATTTACTTTTCAACTGGTAAATTAGACCATAAACAACTAAACATATTGTATAACATTGCAGATGCCCAAATTTTATTAACTTCAAACGAAGGTTGGGGTCTATCGTTAACAGAGGCAATTTTAGCGGGAACTGTAATTATAGCAAATGTAACTGGTGGAATGCAAGATCAAATGCGATTTGAAGACAATTATGGAAAATGGTTTGAACCAACTCCACAATTACCTTCAAACCACACAGGAAAATTAAAAAACCATGGTTGTTGGGCATTTCCGGTTTATCCAACAAATCGTTCAATTCAAGGTTCACCTAAAACACCTTATATTTGGGATGATAGATGTAATGCTGAGGATGCAGCTGCTCGTATATCCGAAGTATATGCAATGGGTAGAACATTAAGGAAAGAACTTGGTAAAACAGGAAGACATTGGGCGGTAAATGAAGCAGGTTTAACTGGAGAGGCTATGGGGGTTAGAGCAATTAACGCGATAGATAAATTATTTTCAACGTGGACTCCACGCTCAAAATATGAGTTAATCAACTG